TAAGAACATTTGATACAATAGATCAAGTAAAGTCTCAATTAGAAAACAGCACGACAGATAAAGGCTTAACATCTTCACAAATTAGTGCGTATCAAAAAATAGCAAATGCACAAATATCCAAAATAAGTTCTGATGCATTTGATGTTGCTCTAACAGCTATACAAACGTCAAATATACCTTCCTTTGAAATAGATGATATTATTGATGAAGCTAATAAAACACAAAAAATTACATACAACGGAGAAGTAATTGCAGATTTAACTCAAATAGGTAGAGAAAACTATCCAAATCTTCTGGCACAACTGAAAAATAGAGCAGATGATGTTCTTGCTGAAAATCTTACTAATCAAAGTGTTTTACTGAACGCTACGGATGATGTGCTTACTCAAATGCAATTTAATTCAACAAGTCCTTTGGGATTAACTAAAGAAGAAGAGAATAATGGTAATCTTAATTTTTTAGATAATCGATTAAAAAGAATTGATGCAGCGATAGGAATAGACCCTAGCGCAGTATCAGTAGAAGAAGTAGATAGAATTGTTGCAGAAACTTTAAATATTTTATTGGATGAAGATTTAATCGATGGTCAACCTTCTTATTTAAACTTTGGTGAAGACATTGGAAATAAAGCAATAACTGTACTGAACAGTGCAGAAAAATTAAAACAAAGCGTAAGAACTGCTGTTGCAAATGGTGTAGAAGTAACAAACTATTCAAATGCACTTACAAACAATCGTGGTATGTTTGTCAAAGACGGCATCTCATCAGATAATAGAGTTACAGCAGTCAATCAAACAATGGCAAAATTATCAGATGACCCCAACAAACAAGTTGATTTGCTTGCTCGTAATAATGAAACATACGGTGCTTTTACAGCAGTATTAGTAAATGGATTCAATGAAGCATTAATACCAGAATATAATCCATTAGAAGCAGGAGAAAACGACCCTGTTATGCAAGGTCTTGAGCTTTACAGATTGATGGAATTTAGAAATGAATCGATTGTAAGCAATCATTTATCTGACCCAAAAGCAAGAGCATTTTATGAAACAGTCCTTGAATTAGAGCAAAGTTTTTCAACAGAACAAGCTATAGCTACCGCAAAAAGAATTGACCTTGATATTGATATGTCTGTTCCAATGAAAAAAGTAGATGAACAGTTAGCTAAAACATCTGAAGAAATGGCAGATAAAAATTGGTATGCTTTTATTCCTTTCATGGCAGATACAAAATTTGTTCCAGAAAATATCTCAGCTATGAAAGCTGATATAAGAGATTTGGCTGAGAATTTTGTTAGACTTGGAATGGAGCCAACAAAAGCAGTTGAAAGAGCTGCAAAAGATTATGGTAAAAATCACAAAAGAATAAGAGGTATGTCTATTCAAATAACTACTGATTTACCAGAAGATATTGAAGAGTTGGCAGATATAGCAGCAGAAGCTGCTATGAAAGTAATTCCAGAGGATGCTTATGAAATAGATGATTTATCTATCGCACCTGTATCAAAAGATAGAACAGATAGATTTATTGTTGTTTATTCTGGTGGTTATCCTGTTCAAGATAAGGAAGGTAACTTTATTGAATACGAAGTAGGTAAACCAATTATAGGTGAACAAGTTGGCTTTATGGGTTTGCAGCCAACTGAAATAGATGGCAGACAAGTGTACACAGCTAATACACTTAGAGGTATGAGAGATGCTAAACAATTATCGGCAAGAACAGTTTCTTTAGCTCAAACAATAGCAAAACAAAACATACAAATAAAATTTAAAACAGGAGCAGATGAATATTCTGGTTTAACTCGCAAAGAAGCAAATCTTTTAAAATCACAACAATTGAAACAAGTTGAAAATATTGGTGCAGTACCAGAAATACAAAAAGACACAAGAACCCCTGTATCAGCACAGATGGCTTTAAGAGAAACTATGGCTGAGAAAAAAGAAGAGTTTGAACAACAACAAAAATTTCAACAAAGTCTTCTTGGTAATCAATAATGTCTGCTCAAACCATTAATATTTTCTTACAAAGATTACCAGAATATGAAGGCACAACGTATCATAAAGATTTAAAGGGTATTGAGACTGCACCTTTGGGTATTGTTATTAATAATCGGCAAAATCAATCTATTGCTCAAAATCTTAATATTACTTTAGATAAAAACATATCTGTTAGCGATGCTGAAAAAATAGCAAGAGCAAGAGCAGAGCAAGATTTTACGGAACTTACTAGTTCTATTGGAAATAATTTTACACAATTAAAACCAGAGTATCAGGCTATTGTTCTTGATGCTAAATATAATGCTGGTACATTTCCCAAACTTGCTGAAAATCTTAACAACTTCCAAACATCGCCGACTCCAGACAACAGAACTGCTGTTATAAAAGAGTCTAGGAGAGTTGTTGGTGGAAAGCCTGTAAGGGGTTTAGATAATAGGGCTTTTAAAGTTTTATTTGATTCTGGCATTGTATCATCATTAGATGACGTAAAGCCTATCCTTACACTTGCAAATACAACTGATAGACAGCCTACAGCTAAACAAGATAGAGATGATACACTTGAAAGTTTAACATTTGCAGAGTCTGTGCCTGGAACACCAATACCCAAGAAAAAACCAGAGTCTCCATTGCCAGTTGGTAGTATGCGTTTTACTGGTACATCAGAAGCACAACCAGAAGAAAGGCTACCTTCACGGTTTATTGAAACAAGACAACCAGATACACAATCGGTGCAAACCGTTACTGATTCAGAAGAGCCTTTGTCTATCATCGAAACAAGAGAAGAAAAAACCCAACAGGCTGAACCAGAGCCAGATATACAAATATTAGAGCAAAGAGCAGTAGATGAGCCAGTTATAGAAGAGCCTGATAATATTGCTTTACTAGAAAGAAATAAACAGATTCAGGAATCTAAAAATATTCCAGAAATAACACAGCCACCAGACACCTTTAAAAAACCAACAAGAGATACAAATCTTCTTACTCCATCAAGACCCATTCCAGCATCACAGATACGAGCAACAGAAAGAGCTTTTGAAGCAGAAAAGAAAACACTGAGTCTTGATATTGCAAAAAGAGTAATTGATGAAGATTGGGGTCTTTCTTATGTTTTTGAGGGAAGAGAAGAGTTCAAACCAGACCCAGATTTTGAACTAACAGAAAGTTTTTCTAAAGAATTGATAGCCGACTTACCAGAAGATTATCATGCGCCCATATTAGAAAATAGTTTTAGTGAATCACAGGCGCGATTTCAAAGACAGGAAGCATTGAAACAGTTTGCTTTTGACAAGGATATAGGCGAGTTGGGATGGAAAGGTGTTGCTTTGAGAATGGGTGCTGCTGTAGTAGACCCTTTTGCTATAGCAGTAAGTATTGCAACTGAGGGTGTAGCTGCACCTTTGATTTGGGGTAATAAATTATCTAGGCTTGGCAGAGTATTTAGAGGAGCAACAACCGCTGGTGCAACAAACGCAGCCATTGAAGCATATCTTGTAAGCCAGAATGATTTTAAAGATCCATATGATATACTATACGCAATGAGTGCTGGTATTGTTCTTGGTGGCGGTGTGGGTGCATTGGGAAGAACAGATACGTCTGACCCTATGATAAAAGCACTCAGTAGAATGGCAACACACGCAGACAATGCACAAAAGATTGAAACAACAAATGCAATTAAAGCAAACGTATTAGATGGTGATCCGAATAATGAATTATCAGTTGGTGCTGCTGTAAATCCAGATTCTTTGCCAAATCAGGTAAAAGAACTACGTTCTGATATTGATGATGTATTAGATAAAGCAGGAGAGCCAGTAGAAGCAGCGGCTACAAAATTAGGGCCAGTACCACTTAGATTTGATATGGCTGGGTATTTATTAAACAGTCCAAACAGGATAGCTAATTTTTTAGGAAGAATATTACCAGAAGACCCTGTTGGATTTAGAAAAGATAAAAATCTTGTTATACAAGAGTCAGCAGATATTTTAAAAACAAATTCTATGAAATCATCTTTTGCACGATTTTACCAAGTGTATGATACGGCTTATAAAGACTGGGCTAAAGGGCAAGGTTATGGTATTTTTAAAAGAACATTTAATGTTCCTCGCAGAGAGTTTGGAGAACTCGTTGCAGATGCTATCGAAAACCCAGATTTGCCAGTAAGCGCACCAATAAGAACAGCAGCAAATAGACAAGCAGAAATACAAAGAGATTTATTAAGAGCAGCCAAAGAAGCAGGGGTTGAAGGGTTTGAAAATGTACCTGAAAATTTAAGTTATTTTACTCATCTTTGGGATGATTTTAAATTTAGGGATGCATCAGATAAATTTTCCACAGATTCGGTAATAAATTTGCTTACACGTTCTTTGATGAAAGGAACAGAAGATTTGCAAGAAGATGCTGCTAAACAAATTGCAAAAGGAATGTATATAAAATTATCAAGAAGTGCTGCTGGTATGGATGCTGGTGCTGCTCGATTGTTTAATGCAACCGATAGAGATGTTATGAGACAAATATTAATTGATGAAGAATATATGTCTGCTGAAGATGCAGATAAGTTAATGGGTTTATTTTCACAAAAACCAGATGGAACACCAGCTAGAGCAAAACGCAGATTACGTTTTGACATGAACCATGCAGAAACTGCTGTAAATAGAAAAGGTGTTCAAGAAGTATTAAGAATCAAAGACTTACAGGACAGAGACGCAGAGCAAGTATTCACACGATATGCAGCAGAATTATCAGGCAGAAATGCACTTGCTAAAGTAGGAATAAAATCAGAAAGAAGTTTTAACAAATTACTTGATAGAAATTTAGCAGAAGCAGCAGATAGAGAAGGTAACGCTGGAAAAGCAAGAGCAGAAAAAGATAATCTGGTTGCACAAACTATCTTCAATATGATTATCAATAGACGTGCGCCATTGGCAGCTGATGCACAAGGTAATTTTGCTAGGTCAGCTAGGCTTGTTCAAGATTATAATTTTATAAGATTAATGAACCAAGTAGGTTTTGCCCAAATAGCAGAATTAGGAAATGCTCTAGCGATTGGTGGTTTTAGAGGTGTTTTGCAATCTGTGCCTTCTATAAAATCAATGTTAAAAAGAGCAAGAAATGGCGAAATAGAAGACCCAGTAATGAGAGACCTTGAAAGTGTTTCTGGTATCGGCTCAGACAGATTGACAATGCAAGCAATGAATAAAGCAGATACGATAGGTGTTTTTAGTGAGGGCAGAGGAGATTTAATAGATAAAGCATTATTCGGTGGGCAACCCCTTAAAAGAATTACGGCTGACATATCTGGAATGGCCCCAGTAACATTAGCCTTAGAAAGAATGGCAGCGCGTATTGCAGTACAAACATTAACAGATGTCGCGTTTCGTAGCAAAAAACTTTCACGAGCAAGATTGGCTGGTCTAGGTTTAAGTGAAGAAATGTCAGAAAGAGTTTTCAATCAAATTAAAAAAAATGCAATAACACAGCCTTCAACGTTGTTTAGAAATAAAAAAATAAAAGCCATAAATCTTGCACAATGGGATGACACAGAATCAAGAGATGCGTTTACAGTTGCTATTGCACGATGGACAAGAAGAAGCATACAACAAAATGACGTGGGTAATTTAAATTTATATATGACTTCTACTATGGGTCAGATACTTACACAGTTCCGCACATTTATGCTTGTATCTCATGCCAAACAATTTTTACACAACATCAAAGCTAACGATTTTAAAGCATATTCAGCAATGATGTATTCAGCAACATTTGCTGGTTTGTCTTACATGGCACAACAACAAGCAAATGCGATTGGAAGAGAAGATAAAGAAGAGTTTTTAAAAAAAAGATTATCAGCAGAATCTATAGCAAAAGCATCTTTTCAAAGAAGTTCTTGGGCTGCATTGTTTCCTGGTCTAATTGATACAGGGGCTGCTTTCTTTACTGATGACCCAGTTTTTGCATATAGAAGCACAGGGTTAGATACACAATTCATAACAGGAAACCCAACAGTCCAATTAATTAGTAAGGGTATTGGTAGCGCACAAGCTGTTTCTCGTTCCATAATAAACCCGGATTTACAATTTTCACAAGGAAATCAAAGAGCATTAAATACTATAGTTCCATTCAACAATGCTTTGGGTATTAAAAATGCTTTAAACAAGTTAGTTGATATGCGTCCAGAGAGTACAAAAGTAGAGTAGCACTTTGCTGACACATAAAAATAAGGTATAAGGATTTAAGTAGGAGTAGATATGACAGTCAGTAGCACTACAACAAAAGTCAGCTATAGTGGTGATGGCACTACCTCTGCTTTTGCCTATAGTTTCAAGATATTCCTAGATACAGAATTAAAGATTGTTATTAGAACAGATAGCACTGGTGCAGAAGTTACCAAAACAATCAACACAGATTATCTTGTAAGCAATGCTGGTGAGCAAGATGGTGGCACTGTTACGTTTAAGTTTGATACTGGTAATTCTGATGATAGTAATTACGATACAACGGACAGAAGACCACAAAGCGGTGAGACTCTTTTAATAAAACGTGTAATGACACTTACACAAAATACAGACTATACACCCAATGATAGCTTCCCAGCAGCTTCACATGAAGATGCATTAGATAAACTCACATTTATAAATCAACAGCAACAAGAAGAGTTAGACAGAACATTTAAGTTTGCAGAAACTGATACAGGTTCAATAACCATACCTACCTCAACAGAAAGGGCTAGTAAGTATCTGGGCTTTGATGGAAGTGGTGATGTTATTGCGGTGTCTGGAACAGCAGATGTAACACCAATATCCACGTTTGCTGCTACTATTGTAGATGATACGAGCGCATCTGCGGTAAGAACAACTATCGGGCTTGGTAGTTTAGCAACTCTAAATACAGTAGGCTCATCACAGATAGATGCTAATTCAGTCACAGCAAGTGAACTTAATATATCTGGCAATGGTAGTTCTGGGCAATCAATTGTTTCAGATGCAGACGGCTCTTTTAGTTATTCGACTATTTTTCCTTTTGTAGCTGGTATGGTTATTCCCTTTGCTGGGTCATCTGCCCCCACAGGGTTTTTATTGTGTGGCGGTCAAGCTGTAAGTCGCACAACTTATTCTGATTTGTTTGCAGTTGTTGGAACGACGTATGGTGTTGGTGATGGCTCGTCTACATTTAATCTACCAGACTTACAAGGTCGTGTAGTTGCTGGTAAAGATGATATGTCTGGGTCATCTGCCAATCGTTTGACTGACCAGACAGGTGGTTTAAATGGCGATACATTAGGTGATACTGGCGGTACAGAATCACATACATTAACCACTGCACAACTACCAGCGCACAGTCATGGTACAGTAGTAACTGCCGTAACTCCAAGTTTTAAAACTAACACTGGGGATGGTAGTGCGTCTGTGGTTCAAAGTATAAGTGTATCTTCGGGAGCTACAAACACAGGTTCTGGTAGCGCACA